GAGAGGACTCTGTATGGTCGCCAAATGATCCTAACTCTGGTAAACTATGGAAACTGATTGGAGAGAAGAACTAAAAGCCTATACAACAAGCAAGAAAGAACTTGAGTTGTTGGAAAATGGGCCTAAAAGTTTATCTCAATCATGGATCATGGGTGCATTGTACCAGAAGTGGAAGAGGATCAAGGGTATCAAAGATCCAGAACCACCAGACTGTCAATCAAATCTCAAAGATTCTTTAAAAATGTTTGATGATTATGATAACACTAAATAAATTCATCCAATTTTAACTATCAATGGCTAACGATTTGTACGAGGATATGAGAATACTTAACTCTTTATATGAGGAGTTGATGTGGGATCATGAAGACGATTTGCAATTCAGTATAGAAGGTGATAGAATAATAGTCCGTAATGTTACTTTAGAAGGTGAGTAATGCCAGTCTATAGAGACTATGAGATTAGAATCAATCTTAATGAACTAATAGAGAAGAGGATACCCACTTGTGATCTATTACATAAAGATCATTGCTTAACTGAATCACAAGTTGCAGAGATAGCCCATGACATCAATATGGACTTGGATCTACATCCAATATTCCATCAAGTAGATGAACATATCATGAGGTATGTTCAGGCTGCTGGTATTGATAACACAGAACACTGGGTTGAAAAGAAATTACCTGATTTGAAAGATTAATTATGAGTTACACATCACCCCCACCAATGTGGGAACAGAAAAAAGAAAAGCAACGCAACCAAGTTAAGTCTAGATTTTATTATCTCTTCTGGGGTATAGCTACATTCTCTGTAGTTGCTGGACAAGTATATGTTGGTTCGGGATATAGATTGTATGCAAGATCTCTTATGAGAATCTTTGATACTGTTGAGGTTGAAGTAGGTAGAGATTACAACAACGAAAAATTCTATTAAAAAAACAGTAAGAGGAATAACCCCTTACTGTTTATACTTTCTCGTTTAATTTTTAATTTAAAATTGATTTGCAGATTCGGTCTGAGTGATCATCATCGGCATTCTCTATGAGACAGGCGTAATAATCGTTTACTAATTGACTTTGTTCGTTTGCGTTGTCTAAGGTTTGTTCAAGATGTCTGATGTTTTGATTCCAACCAGATAGTTGGTTGTGGGATAGTAGATTATGCACAGGTAACGATCTCCATTTACTAAAGTAACCTCATAACGAAGGAGGTTTGTTTCATCTTGTGTCTCCTTTCCTTTACTCCTATACTATATATGTTCGTTTCAATACATGGATGAGAGATCTGCAATATAAATTTAAATTTAAAATTATAATATATAATTTCAAAGTGTTTATTTTATTATGAATTTTACGGTCTATTCAAAACAAGGTTGTCCTTATTGTGAATCAATTATTCAGATACTTATTGGTAAAGATTTAAGTTTTACTGAATATAAGTTGGAAGATCACTTTAGTAAGGAAGATTTTTATGGTGAATTTGGTGATGGTTCTACCTTTCCACAGATAACTATGGACGGAAAGAAACTAGGTGGATGCACTGATACTGTCAAATATTTAAGAGAAGAAAGGATTATCTAATGGCTAACTGTATTATAGACGATCTCGATGACATGATTGAACATGTTATTGATGATGTTTTTTCGTCACAAACATTTACCTTCAGCATGTACAACTATGTTAGAGCCAATAAATTAACTGGCCCTAATATTGATGAGTTCATCAATAGTTCTACTGCACATGAAGTCACTCAGTTAATTACTGATTTGGATTTATATCTTGAAGGAGGTGATGATAACACACACAAACAAATTCGTGAGGGGTATGGCCATCTTGGCAAACCTACAGCGAGAAAGATAAGAAATTATCTTGATACTATTCTTAATGATGCTTGGAAATACAAGAATGAAAAGAGACCAGGCAGAAGAAAAGGATCTAGAAATAGATCATAAATAAAATTAGCTGAGGTTTTATCAAATGTTAACAGAGGTTACATTGGTTGTTTATTCGGCTCTTTTTTGCATCGGTGGTGCAATTGTAGGTGCTATGTTAGGATGGTTCGCTTGTCAAAGATGGGTTGACTATGTTACACTTAAGAATGCACAAATATCATCTCACCCAGAGATGTATGATCAAGAAGGAAACTTGATCAAAACCGATTTAACTGCAGTCCGTGTAGTATTGGACGACACAACTTATTATTTGGAGGATGATGATTAATCATGGCAACGACAACAAAAACTAAAAAATTACCACCCAACCCTTTAATTTCTGAAGTTCTTGATGCTGTATCTAAAGCTAGATCTAAGGCAAAGAAAGTTGAATTACTAAAGGAATATGATTCACCTGCGATTCGTGCGATATTAATATGGGGTTACGATGAGAGTGTAAGAAGTATGTTACCTGATGGTCAAGTACCTTACAGTCCCAATGAGGCGCCAAAGGGTACGGATCACAACCAGTTAACCTCTGAGTATAAGAATCTATATCATTATGTTAAAGGTGGGAACGATCCTCTTCCCCCATTGAGAAGAGAGAGTATGTTTATACAACTTCTAGAAAGACTTCATGCAGAGGAAGCAGAACTTATTTGTTTGACTAAGGATAAGAAATTAAAGAACAAGTATAAGTTAACTCAAGAGACTATTGCTGAGGCTTATCCAGATATTCATTGGGGTGGTAGATCGTGACCAGAACTGCTCTCAGTGAAGAACAGATTCTTCAAATGAAAGCTGCTAGTACAATCGTAATCTATACTGGATGTGATGATTCAGTTGCCCATGATAAGAATCTTCCAACCACTTCATATCTTATAAAATGTAAGGATGAAGATAAAGTGTGGCAAGATGTTGTTATGGGAGATGCAGTTACTATATTTGATTCATACTGGGATGTATTTAAGAAGAATGTCATTGAAAAAATGGACTGGACTTCTGGTACTATAAATCCTATACAATGGAACAGCACACCTAAACCTCCAAAGAAAAGACGGAGGAGAAAGAAACAGGAGGAAGAAAATGAGTGAAGAAAATCTTGGATATAATCCAGAGTTTAAAGTCTCTGAAACTGCAGGATTAGCTGCAGGTAGGGATGTAAAAACTGAAGATGATGGTAAACTTATTAATGATCCTAAACAAGATCCTAATAATTATTCTGTAGATAAGAAGGAACTGCAGAAGGTAATAAAAAGATACAAAAAGTTAACAAAATATATGAAGTCACCCATGTATCAGATTGCCAAGTTGAGTGGGAAACGTACTATAATTGATGATTTAATAGATGAGTTTCAGAAGAATCCGACAGAATTGTAAAGTTTTTACAGGATTGCTTGACTATATACTATAACTGTGTTACTATTAACACAATCGTTCAACCTCATAGGAGGTCGCAAGTAAGCCGACTCGGAACGGAATCGTTCATCCCAATTAATTGGGACGCAAAAGCCGACTAAAGGAACGGATTAAAACCCCTACTACTTTGGAGAAAGCCAATGTCACAAGTTACTTACCGTGGAGTCAAGTATGACTCTGAAGAGTACAGATCACTTCTTATCAAGGAGCATGATCAAACTCGTAATCACGATCTAATGTATCGTGGTATCAAGGTTAGAAGCAAGGCAGTTCCTTGCAGTTAAGATAAAGAGGGGTTGCGACCCCTCTTTTTTTATGGTACAATATCCACCATGAACAGAGCTAAATTAAAAGTTTTGATGGCTGCCTTAAAAGAAGTGGTCGATGAAATAGACTCCGAGATCTATTCGGATGTTGGTGAACATGTTCCCCAAGATTCTGTTGAATCTGATTACGATGAGGTTTTCTAAGATGGATCTTAAACTAAGAGAATATGTATTAAAGGTTCTTTTACATGAATTTGGAAATACACATTCAAATAAATTAATTTATGAATGTGCTGATGATTGGTGCAGTAAACAAGTTACTGCTAATGGTGTCATTGGTTATTTTAAGGCCTACTATAATAAATAATAGGTAATCATACTCTATTATATGTTTTGAAGGACAAGAAGGCAGCTAAAAAGTTATTGAAGAGGGCAAAGAAACATCCAAAATGGTATACAGAACAGGATGTTTACTATGCTAAAATGATTAAGAAAGAACTTAAACAGAATGAAAGTAACAAGGATTCAATCAACACCTGATGCAGAACAAACTATGGCATATATTGCCAGAGTTTCCAACCCTAATAATCAGGACAATGAAAAGTATGCAGGACTATTAAAGTATTGTATCAAACATAATCATTGGAGTGTGTTTGAACAGTCTTCACTAACCCTAGAGATTGAGACTACTCGTGCTATTGCTGCACAGATATTAAGACATAGAAGTTTTACATTTCAAGAGTTCTCTCAAAGGTATGCGGCTAGTACTGAACTTGGTAATATTCCTTTACCTGAACTCAGAAGACAAGATCTTAAGAACCGTCAGAATTCTACTGATGATTTAGATCCATTTATAGTACAGAAATTGCAGATGCAAATGCAGACTTTATTTGATTCTGCATCAGCACTTTACAATCAGATGTTGGAGGAAGGAGTTGCAAAGGAGTGTGCTAGGATGGTACTACCACTGGCGACCCCTACAAGGATCTACATGACGGGTTCTTGTCGTTCGTGGATACATTATATCAATCTACGTTCTGCACACGGTACACAGAAAGAACACATGCAAATTGCAGAAGCATGTAAGGAAGTATTTAAAGAAGAATATCCTACAGTCTCTGAGGCTTTAGGTTGGACTAAGAACCCTGTTCTTAATGAGATAGATAGATTGAATAGTGAAATTAAAAAACCCACTGAAGAACCTACTGAGGATTAATTATGCCAACATATCCAGTCATTCATAAAGAAACTAAAGAAAAGAAAGAACTCTCCATGACAATGAAAGAGTATGATCAATGGAGAAAAGATAACCCAGAGTGGGATAAGGATTGGCAAGCAGGTGTTGCCGCTTGTCAAGAGGTTGGAGAGATGCGTTTCAAAGGAGAGGCAAATTCTAATGGATGGAATGAGATATTAGACAGAGCTTCTAAACAGCCTGGTGCTGCCGTTCGTAAAAACCGAGACTATAGTTAAGTATGCCACGCAAAAAGAAAACTATCGAACCCATAGGGGTTGGTTACACTTCTAAGCAGATGAAAAGAAAGAAACCTATCAACAATGATTTTCTAGTTGATATAACTCCTCTTACAAAAAATCAGGAGAAGTTCTTTGATGCTTATAGTAACGATAAAAATGTTTTTGGTTATGGATGTGCTGGTACAGGTAAGACATTCATTGCACTCTATCTTGCACTGAGGGATGTTCTATCAGACACTACACCATACAAGAAGGTTTATATCTTTAGGTCATTAGTATCTACAAGAGAGATTGGCTTCTTGCCTGGAGATCATGAAGATAAGTCTTTGTTATATCAGATACCATATAAGAATATGGTTAAGTATATGTTTGAGATGCCTACAGATGCAGACTTTGAAATGCTCTATGGAAATCTTAAGTCACAAGAGACAATATCTTTCTGGTCTACATCATTCTTGAGAGGTACTACATTCGATGATTCTATTCTTCTGATTGATGAATGTCAGAACTTGAATTTTCATGAACTTGATAGTATAATAACAAGAGTGGGAGATAACTCTAAGATTATCTTCTGTGGTGACGCATCACAAACAGATTTAACTAAGACCAATGAGAAGAATGGCATCTTAGACTTCATGAAAATCATTCAACAAATGGAAAACCAATTTGCAATGATTGAATTTGGAGTGGATGATATTGTTCGATCAGGATTAGTTAGAGATTACATTATTACTAAATTAGCTTTGGGACTCTAATGCAAAGAACCTTTCATAATTACCTTGGTGAGATCGAATTAAAAAAGAAAGAGACCAGTGGGTGTAGACTGTACGAACTGCCCAGTGGTCAATGGGTTCCATCCATAACATCAGTAACTTCATTCTATAATAGAGAGAAATTTATAGCGTGGAGAAAAAAAATTGGAGACGAGAAGGCAAATAGAATAACAAAACGAGCTACAACAAGAGGTACGGATTTCCATGAAATCGCACAAGACTACCTTGAACAAAAGGAGCTTATATGGGAAGAACATTTACCCGCTACAAGGTTCATGTTCCACCATGCCAAACCATTCCTTGATAAGATCAATAACATACATGCTATTGAGCGCACCCTGTATTCTGAGTTTTTTGGTATTGCGGGCCGTGTGGACTGTATTGGAGAGTATGATGGAGAGCTTGCAGTCATTGATTTTAAAACTTCAGAATACATTAAACCAGAGGCTTGGTTAGAGAATTATTTTGTTCAAGAAACTGCATACGCATGTATGTACTACGAGATGACTGGTATCCCAGTCAAGAAGTTAATTACTATTATGACAACTCCATCAGGAGAAGTCAAAGTATTTGACAAAAGGAATAAAGACGAGTATATTAGGCTCTTAGTCAAATATATTAAAAAATTTGTTAATAGTTTTACCAATGAATAAAGATCTGGACAAGGCACTAAAAGAAAAATTTCTGTGTCAAAATAAATTCACTCAAGACATAGAAGACCTTGTTAAAAATAATAAGAGTCTTAATTATATTGATGCGATAGTTCATTACTGTGATGAGAATAAAATAGAAGTTGATTCTGTTTCTAAATTGATAAGTAAACCATTGAAGGAAAAGATTAAAGCTCAAGCAATGGAATTGAATTTTTTAAAGAAAACTACACTTGCTAAATTGCCCTTGTAGTAATGGAAAATCTAAAAGCATCTGCATTTGTAGATCCATTTCCACATATGATTATTGAAAATTTTTATAATCCAGAGGAGTTGGAATTGATATGGGAAGAATTAGATTTCTATACTAAGCCAGGAAAACTTCTTACTGCAAAAGATTTTGGTGGAGTTGTAGGTAAGACTAATTCACGTGCAATATTTTTAGATAAACTATACAAAGGACAATATAGAACAGTATCTAATATTTTAACTGTTACTAGAAAAGTTTTTGATCTTGCTGTACTTGAAGCATTTTCTAACATACATGATTGTTGTGGATTAGCTCCTATAACAAATTACGATTGTACAAAGGTTAGATATTATCATGATGGTGAATATTATGAACCACATACTGATGCTCAGATGTTGTATTTAATATTTTCATATTTTAATAGAGAACCTAAGAAATTTGGTGGAGGGGAATTATTTTTTCCTAAGTATGATTATGAATTTCCTTGTAATAATAATTCAATAATAATACTTCCTGCATGGGTTGAACATGGAGTAAGAGAAGTAAAGATTGAAGACTCAGATTACTATGATGGTTGGGGTAGATATGCTATTACTCATTTTTTAAAATGTATACATCGTGATGAAAACAAAAGTAAAAGTGACTCCGTTTGAATGTTATAAAACTTATATTGCCATGAAGCAACACTTCACTAAGGAGAAGTATGATTATGTGAAGTATGGTGGTAAGTCTAGGGCTTCTGTTGTTTCATTCAACAAAAGAAAGGATAGATATTTCTTTGAACGTATGAGCAGAAAGAAAAGTGATGATGAGATCACTCAGTATTTCATTTCTAATTTTATTTCAAGTGAAGATCCCACTAAAGTATGGATAGGAGAAATTATTCAAAATGGAGAAACCAACTTCAAAGAATGGCAAAAAAGAAACCAATCACTCACTTACATATTCTCAGATGAAATTGAGAGAGTCTTTTCGGGAGGTGATTTCGATAGCTACTTCATTAATAAAGGACAACATCCAAAAATCCTCAAAGAATACTTAAAGAAAAATATCTCAATAGAGACTCTTGTTATTCTTGATATGATACTAGGGTTTGGTAAAGAATTTGATAAAAAACTAGTAGATCCTATTTGGAGTACGGTTTCCTTGAAGATGAAAAAGTATAGATCGTTCCTAAATATTAGTGTGCCTCGTTATAAAAAAATACTGAAAGAGAAAGTCCTATGAGTTTCTTAAAAAGCCCACAAGTTCGTGCGGGTCTTGTAGAGATTAATGAACTACAAGAAAAAATAATGACAGATGCGATGAAATTTCCAGACCTTAGTTTGGATGATCAATACGAACATATAGAAGACCTTGAGGATCTTTTAGAGAAACAACGTTTAATGTATATTAGAATTTCTCTCTCAGATGATCCTGAGGCAAAGGAGATGAAGAAAAATATTCTTGGGTCTATTGACCTAATGGGTCTTAAACAACCACAAGATCCAGATGAATTATTTAAGATGATGCATCAGACTATTGTTCAACTCCGTAAACTGGTCGAGCAGAGGCTTGACAAGTGATAACCTATTTGTTATAATACTTTTGTTGCAGCGGCGGTTGCAACAGGGAGTGACTGAATAAACTTTCTGGCATATAGCTGGTTAAGGTGACGAGACACAGGTGGTGCTGCTACTCGCAAGAGTAGAATCGACTTACCAGTCGGGTCTCAGGCAAGGATGTAAAATTTACTACTGTAGTAATGCCCGTTCTTTGTTGGTAATACAGAAATCCAACCTCCCACCCCTAATCTAAAAAAATCTAAAAAAATCCTATGTCTTTTTCAGACTTAAAGAAACAGTCTAAACTTGGCTCTTTAACATCTAAATTGGTTAAAGAAGTCGAAAAAATGAATACTGCATCTGGTGGCGATGATCGCCTTTGGAAACCAGAAGTTGATAAATCTGGTAATGGTTATGCAGTTGTTCGATTCCTTCCAGCACCTAATGGGGAAGATATTCCTTGGGTGAAAATGTATTCTCATGCATTTCAAGGCCCTGGCGGTTGGTACATGGAAAATTCGTTAACTACGTTGGGATCAAAAGATCCAGTATCTGAACATAATTCTCGTCTATGGAACTCTGGTGTTGATTCGGATAAAGAAGTAGCCCGTAAACAGAAACGTAAGTTATCATATTATGCTAACATTTATGTTGTAAAAGATCCAGCTAATCCTTCTAATGAAGGTCGTGTATTCCTTTACAAGTTTGGTAAGAAAATATTTGATAAACTTCAGGAAGCAATGCAACCTGAATTTGAGGATGAGACTCCAGTAAATCCTTTTGATTTCTGGCAAGGTGCCGACTTTAAAATTAAAATCAAAAAGGTTGCAGGATTCTGGAACTATGATAGTTCTGAGTTTGCTTCTCCAGCACCACTTTTAAATGATGATGCTGCATTAGAAGCCCTTTGGGAGAAAGAGTATTCTCTTCAAGAACTAGTTTCTACTAGTCAGTTTAAATCTTATGATGATTTGAAGACTCGTCTTGATTATGTACTTGGTACTAAGAGAAGTGCTCCTGTAATAGAAGAGGAAGATACTAATCGTGGTCAAGTAGAAGATCTTGGTGAAAGTCGTGCCCCAGCCCGTGCTCCTGTTGCTGTTGCAACTCGTAGTGATGAGGATGAGGATGATGCACTAAGTTACTTCCAACAACTCGCTGAATCTTAAGCCATATTATTTCGGCTTTTAATTCCAAAAAAGCGCTAAAAAAATCCCCTGGTCATTTTCGTGGCCAGGGGTTTTTTTATTTTAATCTAATATTCTCTGTTTTCTTTAACTTCTTATCAACGTACTGGGAAGACTTATCATACTTCATAATCCTCTCAAAGTCTTTCATGAACAATGAAAGCATATCTCGTCTTAATATATTAATATT